GGTACGACTATCCAAGTAGAATCGTTAGATCCGAGTTTAGCTCCGATACGTAGCCAAGGTGCGCCCAGTGTCTTAGAGACATAGACGATACCCGATGCTGCGGGGGCTTCACATACTGAAACTGAGTTCCATCGGCTGCGTTCTGCGCCAATGAGGTTTACTGCGTGACTAGCGTCAGCTAGCTGTGATAATGTTGCTGTCTGTGGTGCTGCCATGAGATGGCTCCTTAGTTGGTTGCGGTTGACTCTGCGCGAGCAGGTTCGTTAGTAGGGTAACATGCTTTTCTAGCCTTCTCCGCTGACGCCAGTTGGAATAAGCTCCAAATGGTGACGGCAATGCAAAGCCAACGGCTAGTGCGAAGGATAAGATAAGCCATGTCGGGTACTCCTGAATGTCAGTGTACGTTTGCTGGACTAACTCGGCGGTGTAGTCAACTGAGGACGTATCCCCTGTCTGTACCTTCACCATGTTGTCTTCCGCTGTACCTGTTTCGTGTGTCCCCCCGACCTTCAGGTCGGCGGATACGGGTGTCAGGCTGAGTTTGGGTAATCCCGTGCAGCCCGTTAGGAGCAGCGCGATCAATAGGTACTTCATCTGCGTTTTCTCCGATTTGTGTGTAGTGCTTTGTTTTGGACGATTCCAGCTCGGGATCTGGTGGCGATATTCTCTGCTACCATCTGTTCCTGCGATCCGTGCTCTACCCAGTCTGCCATGAACTTCACAGAAGCGTCTGTATGCTTCTGGGCCATTCTGGCGTTCTCATCGACGGCAATCCGGTCTACCCACGGGCGTACTGCGCCTGCAAGTGAATCGAGCCTGTCATCGTGGATTAGTGCGCCTTTATCGCGGCTGATTTTCGTCATTTGGTGCCATAACGTATATACGGTTCTGTGATCCATCGCATACTTCTGCGTGGAGCGTATATCATCTTTCCAGACCTGTTCATTCACAATTAACTTGTGTCTGCCCATGACTGGCTCAAGTGTGTCGATTATTCGTAGTTCCTTCTGACCTGACTCCATGATGTCCTCTATCTGAGGGGCACCGGGGTGTCCTGCCGATTTGTAAGCTTCTAGCAGCACGGGCCTCCACATCTGAGCGAATGCGCCGTTACCGTAGTTAGCTTCTACGTCTATCTTGTTCACTTCGTGCTTTAGTGCTAATGCCGAGAGTTTCGTGAATACGCCCTCCGCATAGCCGCCTTCCAGTGGAAGCTGTTCCATTAGGAACACAAAGCCGTGTAAGAAGTACGTGACTGTGGCTACAGTCTCGTCACCGTTCTTGCCGCCGCCTGCGGGGTCAACGTAGATCATACGGCCTTCATACTCGTGCAGCTCGGGAGCTACGGAGAATGGGCGGTACAGTTCTACGATGTCGGGGTGTCCGGGTAAGCTGATACGTTTGTCCTTATCAGGCATCCAGTTAATCCCTCCGGGGGCTTGCTGCATATTGCAGTGCATGGTTATCAGGTTACGCGACTTTAGCGGGAACCTGTCAGCATCCATGAGTGCTGTGTTCAGCATGTGCTGAAGTTGGAAATAAGGCGTACCTTGATCGACTTCCTTTTTGACGAGGGAGTCTTCCGGTAACAAGACGGGATCAGTGACCTTACCTTGATCGCCCAGTGGCCCACCTCCGGTCTGGAGTGTTGGGTCAGCTACCATACGCTCTGAGAGCATAGGTGCGAGGTGGTCTCCGTAGTTCTCCATTTGCTTCGGGGTAGGGTATCTACCGGGCCAGATGCGGATCTTGTAACCACGTCCGGGCAAAGCATTGTAAACGGAGTCGGTTGTCTGAGGTGTGCCCAGATAACAGATCCTACCGTGCTGACAGATAGACGTGAAGTCTTTAGAGAGATGTTGTAGTTGTTGTCTCTGTATTTCTGTCATACCGTTCTTAGACGACTCTATGTCGTCCGGTACTAGCAAGTCGGCTCGTCGTCCCTGCATGTTTGCAGTTACACCGATACATGCCACTGAGGGTGATTTCTCAGCTCCTTTTAACTGCCAATGAATATCGAACGCCTTAGCGGATGATCTGTCGCCGTGATTCCGATCAGGGCGCATACATTCCAAGATGTCGAAGTTCATTATGATTTGTATCACCCAGTTGGCGATTTCCATAGCCACGTCGCTACCAGCACTGATAATCAGTATCCGGTACTTCGGGTCGTGGATCAAACACCACACTGCGTAGATAGCTACAATACTGCTCTTAGCCTGCGAGCGTTGGGCCTGTATCATTAGATACTGTGGCCCGTGCTGCAAGTACCTTCCGATGTCCACCTGCACGTCTGTGCAAGTGAAGCCCATCAGGTCTTCCATTACGTCGATAAGGAATGGCTCGAAGCTTGCGTATTCGATACGCAGCGCGTCAAGCTTATCCCATCGGGCACTGGACTCAAGTAGTAAGTCTGACATAGTGCTCTCCTATTTAGTCACTACTAGATGCGAGGCGTAGGCCCCGCTTCTCTCGCTTTCTCTTGAGCATTTCGTCGAGTTCATTCATGTTCTCGTCGTCTGCTATACTAGCCGTAATATCATTGTCTTTCAGAAACTTTATTGCGACACCTAAGGTGGCCGGGGTTGCCGTAGCAACTACTGCTTCCATGCCGTCGTCGTCTGTTATAGTTATCGTTTCATTGAGCTGGCTTATCAACACGCGAGCAATTGCTCCGTGAAGTTCAGACAGCTCCTGCTCTGTAGATCGTGCCATGTTACTTCTCCCTTATATACTCTTCGATACGAATCAGACTTCCCTTGATGTCGCGGATGTCAATTTCGATACCGTCTGTTTTTTCTTCCAGTACGCGTATGCTTGTCTGGTGCTCGGCGTGTAGCAGTGCTTCCGCATTGCTATTACCCGAGACCAACTCATACGCCCAGCCGCTGACAGCTATTGTGCCAGCGACTACCCATACTGGAACTGAATCAGATAGTATCATGAGATACTCCTAGTTTAGTTCTGTTAAGTGAATTTAATATATTATCCATGTTGTTCCGCTTCTCTTGACGAAGTGTCTAGAGTCTTGGTGGGCTATCGTCCGAGACTTACCGTACGATGATCCACCGTTCAGTTGTACTGTCCGAGTCAAACCCGAGAAGTTTGTTATCACAAAGATTTGCCCTACATCGCATGTAGCAATGGCTGGTAGGTATATCTGCCCTGAGCCTGTAGCCATGATATGGTAGTCGACTTTACTCAATATTATGTTGCTACTACCCCCTATATCTCTGAAGCGCTTAACTACTCCACCGCCAAACCGCACGGTGTGGGTGCTAGTACCAGAGTCGAATGCGTAGTTGCCAGCAACAGTTTGTACCGTTGTTCCATACTGATAGCCTACGTTGTAGGTTCCTACTGCCTTCGTTCCTACACGAACTCCCATATTCTGAGCTATGGATGATCCTGCACCAACCGCAGGCTCTGTTGAGGTCAACGCTGATACTTGACTAGCGGTTACGTTAGTTCCTAAGGTTAGTCCTACGTACGAACCAGCCTCGGTCGCATTCATGGTACCACCACCAGTGTTGTTGATGGTAGTCTGTGTCCATACTGGATACGATATGAATGTCTGCGTAGCAGCGTGTGTCTTGTTAATCGTTGCGAACGCTCCGAGAGACTGGTAAGGCCCAGCCGCTGAGTAAGGCCCAGCACCAGTTAGGTTAATAGTAGGAAGCGCCCTAAACAGACCGCCTATACCAAATAGGTTGGGGTTGGTTATGTTATACGTTCCAGTGTCCTCAACAAGCGAGGGTAGCGACTGTCCAAATGCGCCACCAGCTCCAGTTATGGTCTGTGTGACATCATTGACTATCGCTGCTGTGGGCGCGGCTGTACCAGATCCGTTACCGGAGATAGCTACGTTGCTGTAACCAATGCTTTGTAAGCCAGCATCGAACGTGTTGAGTGCTGCCCACGTATTGGCTAATGGGAGTATGTCTGTTCCTGCTCCATCAGCTCCTGCTGGCCCCTCGATGTTGCCTGACAGTATCCATGTGTTGAATGCCGCAGCATAGGTGTCACCATTGGTAGTGTTCAGGTACTGATCACCGTCATTATCGTTGGTTCCGTTGAAGGCAGCGGGAGCGCCTGCTTGCGACTTCCATGCAGCACCACGTACACCTGTGTCTCCAGTAGGGCCAGTAGGCCCAGCTACAGTGGAGTCAGCTCCTGTGTCGCCAGTGACGCCTTGTATACCTTGGATACCTTGATCACCAGTTAGTCCAGTGCCACCTGTGGCCCCGTCATCACCGTCGATACCAGCAGTACCTTGTATGCCTTGGTCTCCCTGAGCACCCGTAGATCCAGCAGCACCGTCGTCACCATCGACGCCAGCGTTACCTTGGATACCCTGATCACCAGTGTCTCCTTTCACGCCTTGGGTTCCGTTAGTACCGTTGGTACCATCGTCACCAGCTACACCTTGGATACCTTGGTCGCCCTGAGTACCAGTGCTTCCTGTGGCTCCATCATCGCCATCGACTCCCGCAGTTCCTTGTATACCTTGTATACCCTGATCTCCGTCATCGCCTTTAGCTCCGGTGTTACCAGTAAGTCCGGTGGCTCCGTCGTCGCCATCTACTCCATCGGTTCCGTTAGTACCCGCAGTACCATTCGCTCCAGTATCACCTGTAACGCCCTGTATACCTTGGATGCCTTGGCCTCCATCGTCACCGTCAGTACCGTTGGTACCCGCAGTGCCCGTGTCGCCTTTAACTCCTTGGATTCCCTGACCGCCTGTAGCACCGTCGTCTCCGTCAGTGCCATTGGTTCCAGCAGTACCCTGAGGGCCTGTTGCACCAGCAGCTCCATCGTCCCCGTCAACTCCAGCTATTCCCTGTATACCTTGTATACCTTGAATGCCGTCATCTCCAGTCAGACCTGTGTCGCCAGTGGTACCCTGTATACCTTGGTCTCCGGTCAGTCCCGTATCGCCTGTTAAGCCGATAGGGCCTTGGATACCTTGATCTCCGACATCACCTTGGATGCCTTGGATGCCTTGAATTCCTTGGTCGCCCGTGAGTCCTGTAGATCCAGTAGCTCCGTCATCTCCATCCACACCCGGTACACCTTGTATACCTTGTGTGCCTGTAGCGCCGTCTGTACCGTCGTCTCCGTCGATTCCGGGGATACCCTGACTACCTGTGGGGCCTGTGGCTCCCGTGTCGCCAGTGACCCCTATGGGGCCTTGTATGCCTTGTATGCCTTGGTCTCCAGTTAGTCCTGTGTCTCCAGTTATACCTTGGATGCCCTGTATGCCTTGGTCTCCGTCAGCACCATTAGTGCCGTCAGAGCCGTCAGCTCCAGTTAGTCCTACGGTACCTTGGGCACCTGCGGGGCCATCTGCGCCAGTATCTCCAGCGTCTCCCTTGACGCCTTGGATTCCTTGGTCTCCTGCGGCTCCGTCATTTCCGGTAATACCTTGGATTCCTTGTATGCCCTGATCGCCTGTAAGGCCAGTATCGCCATCGTCGCCATCAGTACCATTACTACCGTTAGTTCCTGCATCGCCTTGTACTCCTTGGTCGCCTGTCAGTCCTATTGGGCCTTGGTCGCCAGTAGCTCCAGTGTCTCCTTGTATTCCTTGGATTCCCTGAATGCCTTGGATTCCCTGTATTCCATCGTCTCCATCTGTACCGTTAGTTCCAGCAGCGCCATCAGCGCCAGTGTCACCAGTAAGGCCAGTGTCGCCAGTAGCGCCATCGCTACCGTCAGTGCCGTCAGTACCATTAGTACCAGCGTCACCCTGAATGCCTTGAGCGCCAGTATCACCAGTGATACCTTGAATACCTTGAGGGCCTTCATCGCCTGTTACTCCTTGAATGCCTTGTATACCTTGGGGGCCAGCGACTGTGCTGTCTGCACCTGCTGCTCCATCAATTCCATCAGTACCTGCATCTCCTTGGATGCCTTGGATACCCTGTGTTCCTTGTGGGCCAGTAGCTCCTGTAGAGCCGTCTGCGCCATCTAGTCCGTCTGTGCCGTTCGTACCATTGGTACCGTCAGCTCCGGGATTACCCGGCAGACCTTGTATTCCCTGCGGCCCTTCGGGGCCTTCTGGGCCTTCCGGGCCTGCTGGGCCAGTGGCTCCACCTCCGCCTGAGCCTGCTAGTGCGAAGTTATAATCGAGGTCGTCGTTAAATAGACCCTCGCGTCGCTTGCGAGTGTCATGAAACAATACCATACCGTTTGCGCCTGTTGGCCCATTGGGGGCTGTGCTATCACTCATAAATCACTCCTGAATTAGTTGGGGGCTTGCGCCCCCGTGGTTAGTCTGGATTACTTCCGGGTGTCATTTCACTCATGATCCTAAATAGGATGTTCATTTGTGAGACTGTACCAAGAGGTGCAGCAGACTGGGTGTTGCGTGCCACGATACCGTTGCTGGATGTTTCCAGTGGGTCTTGCGCGGCTTGGATCACTCCGTCTATATAGTTAAGTACGGGGATCTCATCTGCGATGGAATAGTTGGGACTTCCCTGCCCAGCGATGTTCATGATACTATCATGCGCTGAGGGCAGCATACCTGCTATTCCCATGTACTTGAACGTGTCAGCGCCAAGGTCTTCGTACTTCTTATCGAGGTACTGCTTGCGCTTCTCGCGGTCAGGTATAGTCGCGGCCATTGACTGGTAGCGTAGTACTCGGGCGATGCCAGAGGATACGGTATTCAGTGCGATGCCCATTGCGGCTTCCTTATCTGCGAACTTCAAGTGACGTGCTTGCTGCTTCTCAGCGGCTAGCATTGGGTACGACTTGAACTGCATCATGAAGGCTACCCACTGGTTCATCATCTCGGGAGATGATTCGCCTATGAATCCCTTCTGTACTTGCTGTGAGGCGTAACGGTTCAGTATCACTCCGAACTTAGCCTTGTCCATGTCGCTCCATCGTTGTAGGTTGAGAGTCTCGACTGTGCCGTCTTCCTTATAGGAGACGTGCTGGTCGAAGGCTTTCTGAAGCCAAGAGTCCTTCTCTAGTGGTACGCCCAGATCTCTGAGTCGTCCGTCAGTAGAGAACACTTTCTCTCCACGCATGAAGCGTGCTATGTCTTGCGATATAGAAGCCATTGCTACTTGGTCTTCCATCTGGCGGATTGCTCCGTAGCCAGTGACTCGTCCTTGTAGTCGTTGCAGGAGTGGTCGGTACTTACCGCCCGTTCCTGTGTCTATCAGTTTGGTTAGAGAGTTCACGTCAGTCTCTGCTGCATCGAAGTGAATGTTCTGTCGGTCAACGAGGTACATGTCTGCGTACAGACCTGATACTTCCTGTAGCTCTGACATCAGTTTCCTGTCTGTCATCTGCTCGTGTGATAGTTCTATACCACGGAACTTCTCGTCGAAGCCGCCTTTCATTGCATTGTACTTCTGCATCAGTCCCACTAGGCCCATAGTGCCACGGTTGATCGCCAAGCCGAACTCGGCTAACTGCGACTCACCTAGACCACCCATGCCTGCGAGGGATACTGCGTCTCGTACACGTCGAGCATTCATAGGTAGCTGTCCGTCATAGGACTTACCCATCATCTGCTGTAGTGCGATACGTGCTGACTTGACGTCTACGTTAGCGCCGAGGTCTCCAGCTTCCAAGGCCATGTTGGTCAGGAAGTCGTGGATGCTCTTGTCGCTGTTCAGGAGGCCGCCTGTGGACTCAGAGATTGCTCTCCGTCCTGTGGCTTCCTTAGCGTAGCGTATAAACGTAGCAGGTACATCCTTGTCCATCAGGTCAACGACTCGTACGGTCTTGCCGTCGATCTCGATGCTTGCTGCTAGGTCAATAGGTGTCCTGTTCTTAGCATAGCTGGGCATATCTGCACCACCCTGCTTGTTCATCTTCTCTATGATCTTCTGGATGATCTCCTCGTCGCTGCCGCCCTTCCGTAGTTTCTCAACTATGGTTAATAGGTCTGGCATCGCGTTGGCTAGATCTTCCTCACCGAACTGTGCGGATTCCTTCCGTGGTCGTGCTGCTGCTGTTTCCTTGGCGCTTACAATCGCCTTGGCTAGTAGCTTGGCTTCTGCTTCCTCGAAGCCTGCACGGACATACCCTGCGGAGAATAGCTTCTCTAAGCTGTCCCTGCCGCCTGCTGTGCCTATAATAGACAACAGCTTGTGGCTGTCCCACACTTGGTGCTGATAGTTCTCTATCTTGTTGCCTGCATGGATTCCTGCTACGTGTCCGTTCTGCAAGTCGTGTAGTTTGCTGTAGCTACCACCTAAGGTATCTACGAACTCGCTGACTGCTGAGGATGCGGTAGACTCATGGCCCATGTTACGTGCGTTCATTTCGAGCATCACTTCCTCACTGATACGCTGTACGTCTGCGTGAGTCTTCGCGTTGCCTGCGGTGTTACGAACCCTACGACCTGCACCCCAGCCTTCTATCTTGGCTGTGTCGATCATAAGCTTCTCCCATCCACGGGCTACATCTATCTTGGCTGCGTTGAACATGTTCTCCGAGTAGATAGCTGCTGTCAGTGGGTTCCTGTCAATCTTGCCTCCGAAGCCACTAGGGGTTTCGAGGATAGAGTGAGTGAACCACTGCGCTAGTGGTGCTTCGCTCGCCATTAGGCGAGTTGCAAGTGAGTTGGTCAGCATAGCGTACTGGTGCTTGAGCGCACTCTGTAGCTTGTTGTTGACGAACTGGTCTGCTATTTCATTCATGTTGTTCTGGGCACGCCACTCAGAAGCTACCTGCTGCCACTGACCGCCAGTTACTAAGGCGTCTGTGTACGGGTTAGCTGCTACTACGTTAGCCATGTCCAGTGCGTTTGTTATCTGTATGCGTGCCGACTCTATCTCGTGGATAGCTGCGTTACGCTGATCGTTAGATTTCCATTCGAGGGAGTCTATGTCGTCAGCCATACGGCTCAACTGTATATCCATCTCGTTGGTTAGGTCACTGATCATCTGGCCTCGCTGTACGTGGCTCATCTTAGCTGCCGTACGCTCGAATGCCTGAGAGAATGTCTCGCCGTCTGCTCGCTCTATCCCTGCCTTCTTGAACGCTGCGTCAGTGGCATGGTCGCCACGTAGCCTTACGTTGATTCCTGCTGGGAATGATTCTGAGTTGAGGGCTGCGAAGGCATGCTTGACTGCACGCTCTACTGCTGCCACTGCTCCACCAACGTGGGCTGTACCCTGTGCGTTGTTGAGGCGAGTGCGCTGTGGGCGCAAGCCTTTCTTGGCGTGTGCTCTATGCACTGCTTCGAGGGCTGAGTCGTGTGCTGCATTGATAGCTCTCATGATCTCTGTACGAGGATCTCCGATGATACCGGACTCGTCTAGGTAAGCCTGTGCGGCGTCCTTAGCGTCCTTGATCTTCTTCAGAAGCATGCGCTGCTCATACTTGAGGTCAGCTAACATGTCGTCTCGCTTGTCCTTAGCTGTGGTCTTACGACCTGCTGCTCCAGCATTAGGGTTCTCACCCTTGCCAGCGGATTCGACTACTTCTTCGAGGACATCCATCGCCTCATCGAACTTTACTCTAGGATCTACCAGTGGTACCTCTGCGTTTGGATCGACTTTGTTAGCCAGCGGAGGTATCTCTGCGTGCTCTAGCTTGCCGAACTTCGGGTTACCTATTTCTGTCACGTACTTTGGGACTACCTCACCGTCGATTATGACTATCCTACCGTCAGGTAGTTTACCCATGTTCGTTACTGCTGGGTCTAGCCAGCGGTCTCCGTGGACAGTGAACGTCTTGAAGATCTCAGTCCAGTCTGTTACTAGCTTCTGTGCCTCTAGCTTAGTTACCGGAACTACTCTAGGCATGATCTCTAGTGTCAAAGCACCTGCTGCCTCTTGGTGCGTGGGCTTGAGTACACTGTGAACGTCTACATACTTCTCAGGTTGGCCTACAGCGATACGCACTACGATGTCTGGGTGACCATCGACTGCGAATACTGCCTTGTCCTTACCTGATCCGATGAACTTCCCGAGGGTTATACCAGCTTCTTCTAAGCGTGCTGCTACTATCCCGAGAGATTTACTCTTCTTCAGGTTCTCAAGCATAGCGGAGTTACGTGCTCGCAGGATGTCGATAGTCATTTCTAACTGGGCGGCAGGTGTGCCTTCCCAGACCTCGAAGCTATCCCGCTCTACTTGGTCAGGTATCTTTCCTCGTAGCTCGTCTGCTGCTGCTGTGTCATTCTTAGGGTCGTCGCGTGGGAACTCCTTTCGGAACTCTGCGTCTTCCTTCTTGATCTGAGCGTCAACCCACTCCTGTCTCTGTGCGGCGTCCTTGAACCTTGTGATTTTCTGTGTCTTCCAGTTTATGACGTCTTCGCCTCTAACACCGAACGAGTACATTCCCTGATTACGGAATGCCTGTGTCGGGGAAGGTATTGTCCAGCCTTGGTACTCTCCGGATGCTGCCACAATAGCCTTCAGTCTCTGCATGTTACCGACTTGATCTCCTGAAAGTTTACCTTCAGCATCAAAGCCGAGTATTTCTCTTTGGCGCACCTGTGACTTCACAGCCTTGTCTTTCTGCTGCGTGGCGGAGTCTTCTCCGTACAGTCTCTCGTGGTGGAAGCGAGCTTCGTTCTCTGCTACTTGCAGTTCAGTCAGCGGCTCTGGGCTGTCTTCACCTTCCTTCTTCATCTTCTCTACAGCTTTCTCTCGTGCCGCGACTCGCTTTGCTTCAGCCTTCTGCGCCTTGAGTACTGCATTGTTTGCTGATCTCTCAGCGATGGCGTCACCGACGCCCCTGAAGAATGTTCCGACTGCGCCTGTTGCTTTAGCTGCGTCGTCACCTACTTCCTCCAGTGCCTCTACGAATGCCCTGCGTGGGAGATCGTTTACTTTGTCCTTAATAGCCTGTGCTGCACGCTTGGCTGACTCACGAGCAACTGCTGCGAGGTCAAGCGCCTTAGCTTTGGCTAGGATTCCTTTAGAGCTAGCTGTCTGCTCACCGATTACTTCGGCGGTGGCTACCATCCTACGGTACACAGCGTTGCTGCCCATAGTCTGACCAGCCCATGCTATCTCATTGATCGACTTCTTGCCGAGGCCCAGTGCTCCACGTCCTAGCATGGGCATAGCGCCTGTCATGCCAGCGGCCATTATAGCCATTGTGATGTACTCTTCCTGACTGTACGTGTTGTCAGTGGCTAACTGTGGCAAGCCACGTATTAGTTCCTCTGCTCCACCGAATGATGTCCACACAGCAGCCTGTTTGGCTAGTGTGGTCTCAGCTCCGCGCCCTATACCAGCCATGTTGGCTAGTCTGGGTGCTGCTTTCATTCCTTTAAGTAGGACTAATCCGGGTACCCAGTTCAGTGGGTCTACTACGAATCCTGCCACTCCGGTAGCCAACATCTGGCCCCCGGACTCTAGTACTCGTGCTTCGTCTCGTGCTGCTATCTCGCGGATTCGTGCTGATTCACGCTCGGCTGCTGCGAAGCTCGGCTGTAGTTCTATTATGTCGCGGTACTGCTCAGGGACACCCTGCATGAGAATGTCCATCGAGGCAGATATGATCTTGGAGTCGCCTTCTTCGGCCCCTTCCAAGAACTGCGTGGTACCACGCGCTAGGTTATTGGTCACACCCATCTCGTCGTACATCCAGCCTGTGGCCTGTGTGAACGAGGGTGGGTCTGTGTTTACTTCTTTCTCTGCTTCAGGACTAATTGCTAACGAGTCAGCGAATAGGGCCTGCTTCTTTGAATAGGCAGTATCCCGAGGCTCAACTGGAGCCTCGACTACTGGTTCTACTTCTTCTTCAACTACTGCTGTCGCCACGGGTGGCTCTTCAGATACTCCTGTCTCGCCTATTAGGCCGACGTACTCAGCACGGGCTTCGCTAAGTTCTAGTTCTGCTCCTGCTACACCTCGTACTGATTCGAGTTCCAGCTCTGAGGCTAGTACTTCGTCGTTTGTTGTATCTATCATGCTCACTCCGTGGCGATCTGACGCCATTAGTTAAAGAGATTGACCATACTTGGTCATTGCCATTGCGGTATTCCGCATGCGTTGCTTTATGCCTGCTGGTGTGTTGATGTGCTTATACTCATCGTTGTTCAAGAACTCGATGGCTGCCTTCTCCCACTCTCCAGCTCGTGCATACGCCATAGCTTTCGGAGACTCTCCGATGTCGCCACGGTACTCTGCTGCTAGTAACTCAGCCCTGAGGTACTCGGGGTACGAGTCGTAGTCAGGTAGCTTCTTAGGGTTCTTGATACGCACTACGTGTGCTTTGACAGTTTCGTCGAAGCTCATGTCTCTGTACTCACCAGTCTGGCCTACGCCAGAAGCCATACCCTTTTTATCGGGGTACTCACCGTCTACGAAGCCTTCGTATCCTACGATGGTCTTCTCTATGTAGGTCAGTGGGCGGCCTTCCATTGACTCTACCTGCTTTATAGCAGCAGAGCCTACGTAGGTGTTAGCCTTACGCTGCCGTTCCGCTTCCTTCTTCTTGTACGCTTCCTGCGCCCGTACGTGAGCGATCTGAGCTGGCCTGTCGTGACTGGGATTAGATCCCGTGTTCACTTGGACTACTGCATCACCTGTTGCCACTATTCCATCTTTGATGGGTGAAGGTGCTTTAGGGTTAATGCCGCCGCCTCGTACTTCTATGACTGCGTCACGTCCTAGCCTTAGTACGTTAGCCAACATGGTGCGTCTCTGCTCTTCAGCGGAGGGGAGCATCATCTCTTGGCTCGTAGGCATGTCGAATGCGAAGGGCTTCTGACCCATAGTCTCAGTCTCTAGCCAGCCGATAATGGTGCGTCCGTCTGGTGAGATTGTAGCTCGCTTCATCTGGTCTAAGAAGTTGGTGTCTTTCGGTAAGCCGTACTTCTCTACCATCAGACCATTGATCTCGTCATCATCACTGAATCCTCGAACATACTTCTCGATGTTAAAGCCTGATATTTCTTCAGCTTTAGCTCCGCCTACGATGAATACTGGGCCGACCTGTGCTCCTTGCTGGAGTACTTGTGCCTTAGCTAAGTCCATAGCGTCTGTGGAGTCATGGCCTCTGCCATACTCTACCAGCGCGATCTGCATCATAGCATTCTTTATTTCGTCAGCGTTCTCGGGAGTCGCGTCCGTCCACCAACCACCTTGGTTGGGTAGGTCGTCTACGAGATCTTCAAAGCTCTTGCCCAGTCGCTTGTTCATTTGCACCAACTGCTCTGGGTCTAGATCGCCAGTGTCTGCCTTGAGCGCCATTGAGATTCGGTCATCCTTTAACCTAGCTACTGCTGCCCAAGGGGAGTTACCGTTCTGCTCAATGCTCTTGAATATGCTCAACATCTCCGGGCCATTCTCCTTGAATTGCTTCAAGAATAATGTGGGGTTAGTCTGGTTAAGAGTTTCCAGTGCGCGGATCTGCGTAAGCAGTGCCTTGTCTTCTGCGTCGTCTGGTTGTACGTGCATGATCTTATTGTACACGTCCATTCCAAACTTCTCTATGTAGTCACTAGGCTCGTTTACAGATGACCATAGCTCACTTATAGCTTGAGGTTTAGATGCTAACTGTATTAGCATTTCTCTCTCTGTAGGCTGGAAGTTAGGGTCTGGTGCCTCTCCACGAGCTGCTGCCTCTGCCGCGTTCTCGGCTATGATAGAGTCACTCAGCTTTGTGGTTATGTTAGCTGTCAGGGCACGCTGTGCGTCTGCTGGCTTCTGTGTCCTGAATACTGCTAGTGAAGAACCGCCAGCTATAAGCGTGAAGTTCTCATTGTCAGTTATCTGCTGCTCCTGAAACTTGTTCATGGTAGTCATCATGTTGTTGACTGTGCTTTCAAGACCTGCGATAGCCCATGCTTCCGGGTTCTGATCCCGTAGTGCGTATGCTGCGTCTAGCTGCTCTTGTACGCTGAACCTAGCTGAACCGTCACGGTTAGTAGCATTGCCCATCTTCTCTAGTGCGTCAACTCCAGCTAACCACCCAGCGTCGTTCTTAGCGTTGTAAGCAGATTCCATGCTTTCCAACTCATCCTGCTGTGATTGGTTTAACTCTGCGAATGCTCCAGTATTCTTGAATGCGTCGTAGACGTCCTTGTTGCCTATTGTCAACTGACGTGACAGAGATTCCACGAGAGATGTCCTGTGTGCTTCCTCAGTCATTCCTGCTGGCCGCTGGACTATGTCCCTTACTGCCTGCTGTGCGTCAGCCTTGACCTGCGGGTCGATGCTCTGTAGGTTGGGTGAGACTTGGTCGAACGTGTTGTGTACGGTCTTCTCGAAGCTCTCCTTAGCTACCTGCTGTCGGTAGACAGTAGACTTCTTGATCCATCCTGACTGGATGGTACCGAGACGCTTGGCGAAGTCACCAGTGATCATGTCCTTGATGTCTTCGTCTTTGTACAGGTCTGTCTGTGCAGACATAGTCTTATCGACGTGTGCATCCCACTCTGCGTCTGACATCTTGAGGCCGATGGTTCCAGCGTCATTGGTCAGCTTGCCGTTGAGTGCAATGGTAGTGTCCTTGACGATCTGTTCCTGACCAGCACGCTGTGTGATGGAAGGCCCGAAGATCTTGCTCACTACTGTGTCCATACCGTCGATAGCCTCACGGCCATCTGCGGTTCCGGCCAGACGTGCGCCTTCTACTACCTTCTTCCGTCTCTGTTCCTTGCCGATAACGTCTGCGGCTGTACCAGCTACGCTCAGTAGAGCTGACATTATCTTATGGGCGTCTTGGTCTACGCGCTCGACTTCTACTTGTCCTATACTTTGAAAGTTACTGTCCACAGTTCCCTGTGCGCTTGCCTTGGCTACCGACTTGCGGGAGACATCAGCGGCGGGTGGAGCTATGCTACCACTCTGTACTTCTTCTGTTTCCTGTCTATAAGCTTGACCGAATGTCGTGCTCATGTGTATCTCCTTATCGGTTTGCGGCCCATGCGTTCGCGCCAGTGGCTGCGACGCCCACCCAATCGCCAGTAGACATAGCAGCGCCACCGCGATCAGTTGCCGCGTAGTCGTGTATCTGTCCTGTGAGTCTGAGTTCTTTCTTAGCTGCGTCTTGTGCCCAGAATAGATCTTCATATTCTTGTCCTATGCCCATCATAGCAGTGCGTCTGTTCATCTCTATGGCCTGTTGGACTCTGGCTGCACCATCGTCTACCTGTTGTATAGATTGATCCACAGAGGCTCCTGCGCTGCCTGAGGCGGCTGCTTGAACTACTGCTTCAGACTTAGCTGCTGCTGATGTTGCTTGT